CGAGTTGGCGAAGTGCCTCTACATCATCGTCAGGGAGGCGCAGGGGGATAAGTACGAGCCCAAGCCCTCGGTGTTCGTCGGGGCGCGAGGGGCCATCGTGGTGTCGGAGCCGGGGCATGCCTGAACTGCAGCCAGAGCAGGCGCAGCCGCAACTCGCCACCCCCGAGGACTACAGGCAGACGTTCGAAGGATTCAAGCCCGGGCAGAAGGTGCTGGAAGACCTGCTCGCCCGGTTCCACGACCGCGCGGTGTACGTGCGCGGCGGCATCGAAGCGCAGCGCGAGACCGAGGCGCGCGCGGCGCAGAAGGAAGTGATCGGGTTCATCCTGCGAAAGCTCGGGCAAATCGAAGAGGAGAAGTGAAATGCTGATCAATCAACTGATGCGGCTGCACAGGCTGTGCGCGCCGGAAGGAGGAGACGGTGCGGGCTCGGGTGGCGGCAATGCTGGCGGCGGCGCTGGTGGCGCTGGGAAGGGAGGAGAAGGTGCGGGCAGCGGCGATCATGGCGCAGGAGCTGGCGCTGGTGATTCCGCCGGCAGCGGCACAGGCGACAAGGGCAAGTCGCTCATGGAGACCCTCGGCAAGGGCGAAGGCGGCGCCGACAAGGGCGCGGGAGATGGTTCGGCCGCGAAGGATGGGGAGGGCAAGGCGCTAGACACGCCTGAAGCGAAGGCCCTTGCCGCCTCCGAGAAGGACACGCGCCGCCCGAAGGACGTGCCCGCGAAATACTGGGACGCCGAGAAGGGTGAGGTGATGCACGGCGCGTGGGCGAAGTCCACGACCGAGCTCGAGACCCGGATGCGCACCGTCGGCCTGCCGCCGAAGGACGCCGCGGAGTACAAGTTCGAAGTGCCCAAGCCGCTGAAGGACATCGGGTTCGATCTCGACCCCGCGCAGGCGAAGGGATTCCGCGAGCGCGCGCTGGCGCTGGGCCTGACCCAGAAGCAGTTCGAGGGCGTGATGGGGGACTACTTCGCGCAGATCCCGGCGCTCGCCGACCAGGTGTCCGGCTTCTCCACGGAGAAGGCCAAGACCGAGCTGCTCGCGTACTACAAGACCGAGGAGGCGATGAACGAGAACGTGCGCGCTGCCTATCAGGCATTCATGGCCTACGCGGACGAGAACGACCAGGCGATGATCGACCAGATCGGCAACATCCCGGCGGTGGTGCGCATCCTCGCGAAGGTGCACCGCGACATGCGCGAGGATCCCGGCGTCAATCCGGACGCGATCCTCGACGGGGAGAGCCTCGAGACGCTGATGCGCGGCAGTCCCGGTGCGGAGGACTCGCCGTACTGGAACGCCGACGACCCGCGCCACAAGTCGGTGAAGGCGAAGGTGATGGCGCACCACGAGGCGACGGCCAAGGCCCGGCAGCGCAAGGCTGCGTAGGGAAACGACGCGGCGACCCCGGGCGAATCCGTCCGGGATTAAAAACCGTCCTGACCGAAGAGCAGCGCGCCGAACAACCCGCAAGGGCCGGCGCGCTGACACGGAAGAAGCGGAAGAACTGGCACGGCCAGCCCGCCGCCCCGCACCGATGGGGCGTAAATGCACGGTGCACGCAATGGCTGGGCCCGTCGGCCGCGAGGCTAGATGACGGCACAACCCGGAAGAGTGGTGAGCGTAGTTCAACTCAACTTTTACGGGAGCAAGCCATGTCTTTCCAAGTAACCGAAGCCTTCGTGCAGGCGTTCAGCGCGAACTTCGTACACCTCGCCCAGCAGTCGAAGTCGCGGCTGGAATCGAGGGTACGTGTCGAGGCCGGCATCGTCGGCGACTCGAAGAAGATCAGCCGCATCGGCGCCACCGCAGCGCAGAAGAAGACCACCCGCCACGGCGACACGCCGCTGATCGAGACGCCGCACAGCACGCGGTGGATCGACCTCGACGACTACGAGTGGGCCGATCTGGTCGACCAGCTCGACAAGAAGAAGATGCTCGCCGATCCGACGAGCGAGTACATGCAGGCCGGTGTGGCTGCGATGAACCGCTCCAAGGACGACGTGATCTACGCAGCCGCCCGCGGCAGCGCGCGCACGCTCTCGGGCACCACGGCGCTGCCCTCCGGGCAGAAGGTCGCGGTCGCATCCGCCGGCCTGACCAAGGCCAAGATCATCGGGACGAAGAAGCTGTTCCGGGCGAACGAGGCCGACGAGGAGAACGGGGAAACCCTGTACTTCACCTTCGGCGCAGAGCAGATGGAGGACGTGCTGGGCGACACCACGCTGACCAGCTCGGACTTCATGTCCGTGCAGATGCTGCAGGAGGGCAAGGTCGGCAAGCGCTGGATGGGCTTCGAGTGGGTGCCGTTCGAGCGCGCGACGAAGGTCTCGAACGATCGCTTCCAGATCGCCTGGGCGAAGTCCGGGATCGCGCTCGGTGTCGGCGCGGAGATCACGACCCGCCTGACCGAGCGGGCCGACAAGTCCTACTCGCTACAGCCCTACGCCTCGATGTCCATCGGCGCGGTTCGCGTCGAGGAGGCGAAGGTCGTCGAGGTGAGCTGCCTCGAGTAACAAGGTAGGGCCGGGGCGTCCATTTCGGGCGCTCCGGAATGCTGGGTGTGAGACCCACAAAGGAGAGAACCGTGAAACTGCAACCGATGAACGTAGTGAACCTGATGATCATCGCCGTGATCGTCGCCCTTGCCGCCATGCTGCTGCCCAAGTCGTGGGCTCAGAAGGTGGCCGACTTCTTCGAGCCGTGGGAGCAGAAGCTCGAGGGCGCGATGGTGATGTACGGGGTCGAGAACCACAAATCCACCATCGTTACCAACGCCGACGCGACGCCGGTCGATCTGACGAACCCGCTGATCAGCCACGGGCGCCTTCGCTCCCAGGTGGCGAAGAAGGAGATCGCCGCCGCGGACGACAACGACACCGTCGTGCGCTTGCACCGCGTCTGGTCGGGATGGCGTATCGAGCAGTGGGATGTCGGAGCGGACGCTCTTTCCACGGGCGCGGTGTACGAGGCCGGCGTCTACCAGACCGCCGAGAACGGCGGCGCAGTGGTGGATGCCGACGAGTTCGGCGCGTCGATCGACCTGTCGGCCGCGACGGCGATGACAGACATCACCTACGATGCCGTGGCGACCGAGATCGACAAGATCGAGATGCCGCTGTGGGAGCGCATCGGCCTGACCGCCGACCCGAAGCGCTGGTACGACCTCGCGCTCACGGCAACGGGAGCAGGCACCGCGGCGGGCACCATCGCCTCGCGCCTGCGCTACGTCGACGGCACCTGAGAGACCTCCGGGGCAAGAAGGCGAACGCCCGGCCCCGGGTCTGACCCCGTGGCCGGCTACCTCATCAACCCCGCGCGTCCCGGCGAACGTGCCGGGGACAACCCCTCGATCGCGGGCTCGAAGTCGGGGCTCGCGGTCGTTTGCGGGTCTGGTCGTTCCTTGTGGGCCGACCTGGAGAAGATCGGAGACCACGGCGGTGCGGTGATGGCGGTCAACCTCACCGGCTGCTTCCTGAAGAAATCTCCTGAGCACTGGGCGAGCGTCTACGCGGACCTGTTCCAGTGGATGCTGCCGCTGCGCCCCGGGATGGTACGGCAGGCCGACGGCCGGCTGCAGGTGGGACAGGGAATCGAGACCCACTCGATGAATCCCTGCGCGGGCGTGAAGTACGTCTGGAAGATGAAGCGGGACGGATCCAGTGGGCTGTTCGCGACCCGCGTTGCGTTGGCCTTGGGCTACGCGCCGGTCCTGCTGTGCGGGATCACGCTCGACAACGCCGGCCGGTTCTATGACGAGCCGGGCAACCACCCGCCCGAGGATTACACGGGCTTTCGCGATGCCTGGGTGTCGGCTGCGAAGCACGAATTCAACGGCCGGGTGCAGGCGGTGTCCGGCTTCCTGCGCGACATCGTCGGAGGCCCCTGATGGCAACGAGCGAGGTACAGCTTTGCTCAAACGCGCTGCTCTTGCTGGGCGCCGAGCCGATCAACTCGTTCGATGACGATTCAGACCGGGCGCTGCTCGTGTCGAACTTGTGGCCGAACGCGCTCGACGCGATCCTGCGATCGCACCCGTGGAATTGCGCGATCAAGCGGGAGCAGCTCTCCTCCACCGGGACGGCGCCGGCGTTCGACTACGCCTACCAGTTCACCTTGCCGGGGGATTGCCTGCGCATCCTGTCGATCGGTGAGAGGGGCGAGAACCCGCAGTTCGAGATCGAAGGCCGCACCGTGCTCTACGACGAGGCGCTGCTGAACGTCCGGTACGTCTACCGCAACGAGGACATCCCGAGTTGGGATGCGCTGCTCGTGCAGGCCGCTGAAGCCTACATGGCGATGACCTGCGCGTATCCGATCACGAAGTCGGCTTCGATGTTCGATGCGATGACCCGCCTGTGGGACCTGAAGCTGCGTCAGGCGCGCACCATCGACGGACTGGAGAACCCGCCCGAGGAGCTCGGCGACTTCCCGCTGCTCGCCTCACGTCGCAGCAGGTGACCGGTGCCCCGGCTCACCACGATCAAGACGAACTTCACTGCTGGGGAGCTCTCCGAGCGGCTGCGCGCGCGCGTCGATGTGGCGAAGTTCGCGAACGGCGCGCGGGAGCTTTACAACGTCTACCCGCTCGTGCACGGCGGAGCCAGGTCGCGGCAGGGCACGAAGTACGCGGCAGCGGCCAAGAACGCGACGAAGCAGACGCGCATCATCCCCTTCGTATTCAGCCGGCAGCAGGCGTTCATCATCGAGATCGGCGAGACGTACCTGCGCTTTTACACGCCGTCCGGGCAGGTGCTGTCCAGCGGCTCGCCCTACGAGGTGGCCGCGCCGTGGGACGACACGGAGCTGGACGACCTGAAGTACGTGCAGGGCGCGGACACGATGTTCCTTGCCCATCCGTCCTACGCCATGCGCAAGCTGGTGCGGTTCGCGAACACGAGCTGGAAGCTCTCGGAGGTGACGTGGGAGGTTCCGCCCTCGGAGGAGATCGGCGAGCGCCCGAGCACGACGCTGACGCTGAGCGCCACCTCTGGCGCGGGTGTCTCGGCGACGGCCGCGGCGGCTGCATTCGAGGCCTCCGACGTGGGGCGATACATCGAGGCTGGTGCGGGGCGCGGCCTGATCACGGCGGTGGGTAGCACGACCGGCGCGACGGTAACGATCGCCGCGGCTGACGCCTTCGCCGCCGTGGGGCCGATCGCCGCCAATGGCTGGAAGATCACCGATAGCCCGAAGTCGAGTTGCACGGCTTCGGCCACCGGGCCTGTCGGGGTGGGGATCACGCTGACGCTTGCCGCTGCTGGCTGGAAGAACCTCGCGGCGAACGTGCACGTCGGATCGTATGTCGAGATCAACGATGGCCTCGTGGAGATCACCGGCTACTCCAGCACCACCGTGGTGAACGGCGTGGTGAAGACTGAACTGTCATCCACGACGGCGGCGCCTTCAGGCGCCTGGGCTTTGCGTCAGGTCGCGTGGAACTCAGTGGACGGATACCCGCGCGCGGTAGGGCTGTATCAGCAGCGCCTGATCGCGGCCGGCACGACGAACTACCCGAACTTCGTCTGGGGCACGAAGACCGCGGAGTTCCTCAACTTCGCCGACGGAACGAACGACGCGGACGGGTTCGTGTTCCCGCTTGCCTCCGACCAGCTGGACGTGATCGAACACCTGCCGGCGACGAAGCGGATCCTGCCGCTGACGCAGGGGGCGGAGTGGTCGCTATTCGGTGGCGTGGAAAAGCCTCTCGCGCCGACGAACGTCAAGGCCGATCCCGAGACCGCCTACGGCTGCTCGTTCGTGCGGCCTGTTCGTGTTGGTAACGAGGTGATCTTCGTCGACGTGAGCGGGAAGATCCTGCGCGCGATGGGCTACCGCGTGGAGAACGACAGCTACAACTCCCCGGACATCTCGGTGCTGTCCGAGCACATCACCGGCGACGGCATCTACGACATGGCCTACCAGAAGAGCCCCGACAAGGTGATCTGGATGGTGAGGGGCGACGGCTTTCTCGTGTCCTGCTCCATCGACCGTGATCAGGAGGCGATCGGGTTCGGTCGGCACCAGACGGACGGGGAGTTCGAGTCCGTGGCGGTGATCCCGAACGCCGATGGAACCTCGGAACAGCTGTGGGCAGTGGTGATTCGCTCGATCAACGGGTCGACCAAGCGCTACATCGAGCGCTTCGAGGAGGGGCTGGAAACCGACTGCTGCCTGACCGGCGCCGTGCCGGAGAACACCGTGACGAACGCGACCTGGTTGGCGGGCGTCCTGACGCTCACTCGCGTCGGGCATGGGTACGCGACCGACGACACGATCCGCCTGTCGAGCTTCACGAGCACGAACGACGTGACCATTGATGGCGAGTACGAGATCACGGTAACGGGCGTGGACACCTACACGGTGGCGCTGGCTGACAATCCCGGAACGATCGGCCTGGGAACTGACGCGAAGGCGACGGTGACGTGGTCGGGTTACGACCACCTCGCGCTGAAGACCGTGGACGTTGTGGCCGACGGGTATGTCGGCAAGCAGCAGACCGTGAGCGCCGGTGGTGTGGTGACGCTGGCCAAGGCGGCGTACTCGGTCGAGATCGGGCTGCACTTCGACGGGCGAATCGTGACGATGCCGCCGGAGGTCGGTACGGGGACCGGAACGGCGCAGGGCAATGCGATTTCCATCCATGAGGTCGTGGTCCGCTTCTACAGATCCAAGGGCGGGAAGGTGAACGGGCAACCGATCACCACGCGGAAATTCTCCACCGGGGCCGTCTTGAATCAGCCGGTGCCGGAGTTCACCGGCGACAAGCGCGTGACCAACCTCGGATGGGGCAGGACAGGCAGCGGGGATTCGGACGGATCGATCACCATCGAGCGGGACCAGCCCTTGCCCATGCAGGTGCTGGGCGTGATCACCAGGCTGTCGGTGAACGATGGCTAAGGTGCGACACGCCACCGCGGAGGACATGCCGCGCCTGCTCGAACTGGGTAGGGTGATGCATGCGGAATCTCCGGTGCTCGGCGTTTTCGAGTTCGACGCAGCGAAGGTCGAGCAGGCACTGCTGCACGCGATGAACACCGCCATTGTGCTGGTGCACGTCACCGACGGCGTGATCGACGGGGGCTTCGTCGGCGTGGTCGGTGAGCGGTGGTTCTCGCGCCGCAGGATGTTCGCCGACCTGGCGCTCTTCGTGGAGGAGACAAAGCGCGGCGGGATCGTCGCCTACCGGCTCATCGAGGAAGCGAAATCGTGGTGCCAGGCGCAGGGGTTCAAGCCCGAGGACGTGAACCTCGGCATATCCACCGGCGTGCATCCGGAGACGACCGGGCGACTTTACGAGGCGGCGGGATTCGAGTTGATCGGCGGGCTGTACCGCCTGAA